CACTCTATCCAGGGCTCGATGCAGTTGTAGGTATGCCCAAGATTAAGAAGTCTTTATTTATTTATATTAAGCCGAACACTGCAAATAATATCGACATCCAATCGCCCCTGGGAATACCAATATATGCAAATGCACTTTCGACCATGAAGTCTATTGATGTAGCATTTGACAGCTTTCATCGTGAATTTAGGTTGGGAAAAAAGCGCATCATGGTCCCAGAAGCAATGATTCGTACTGTTGTAAATCCAGAAACAGGGAAATTGGAGCGTTATTTTGATTCGAGCGATGAAACATACGAAGCGTTTGGTGGGGATATGGACGATGCAGAAATTAAAGAGTCGACAGTTACGTTAAGGGTAGAAGAACACGTATCTGCTATTAACGCATTGCTTAATCTTTACGCCATGCAAACAGGCTTTTCAAGTGGAACATTTACATTCGATGGGGAATCAATGAAAACAGCAACAGAGGTTGTTTCGGAACAATCCAAGACATTCAAAAGTAAGCAGTCGCATGAGGTTATTATCGAATCGGGATTGGTCGATCTAGTCGAGTCCATTCTTGCAATCGCCGATACGTATAAGATTTTTGCAAGCGGTGAAGAACAAGATGTGACTGTAGCCTTTGATGATTCCATTGCTGAGGATAAGACAGCGGAAATTAACAAACAGGTGCAATTGGTTAGCGCTGAATTGCAGTCTAAAAAGCGAGCGATTATGAAGATATTCGGTGTTACAGAAGATGAAGCATTGAAAATAGTTACTGAAATTAAAGAGGAACAAATTGAATCCAGTCCTGATCTTGATGATCTAGAAAAAGAAGGCGCCATGTTTGGTGTGAAGGAGTGATTGGATGAGTGTTACAACAGTAATTATTGTTTGTGTTTCTATTATTTGCAGTACGATCATTGCGCTAAAGAGGTGATAGGGTGATAAGAAAATGGAAGTCTTTATCTAAACTAGATTGCGTTAAAGAATTCGGGTTAGGCCATAAGATAGGGCACTTCCTAGGAATCCAACGTCACGCAAGGTGCATGTTAGTGGTTGGTAAATGGGTTTCCAAAGGAATCAAGGAAGGTCTGGAGAAAGAAGTGATTAAATGAATCCTAAGCATCCAAAAATCACACCGTCACAACTGAGTATGTTCACAGAACCAGTAACAGACATCTATCGAACACTAGAATATGAAGTATTTGAAATGATTGCTAAACGTTTGAAAACATCGAAAGACATCACAAAAGATACTGTATTCCAATGGCAAGTCGATAAGTTGAATCAGTTACGAATGGTTAACAACGACACAATTAAGGCACTGTCTAAAACAACTGGCGTTGCTGAAAAAGAGATACGAAAAGCAATTAAAGATACAGGCATTGTAACCATTGATAGTGTGGACCATGAATTAAAGGATATTTACCCAACATTACCGCAACCTAGTCATATTGATAGAGTATTAGAAGCGTTTGTTGCAGGTGCATTTAACGAATACAACAATTATATAAATCAATCGCTCATTACGACAACCTATGGCACTGGAACTGTAACTGATATGTACCGTAAAATCATTGAGCAAACAACCGCAAAAGTGTTGGCAGGTACTAAAACAGTCAATCAAGCAGTCACTGAAACTATTGTAGAATGGTCAAACAGTGGACTGAGAACAGGATTTGTGGACCGAGGCGGTCATACATGGAATTTAGAGCGTTATGCCGAATCGTCAATCAGAACGACGGTAAATGATGTGTATAACGACTTGCGAATGGAGCGTATGGAAGAATACGGCTTGGATTTAGTTCTTGTTAGTAGTCTTCCCGATCCACGAGAAGTGTGTTCTCATATTCAAGGTCAGGTAGCTACGTTAAAAGAACCTGGTATAAGTTCAAAATATCCTAGTGTATATGACTTTGGTTATGGCGAACCTTGGGGGTTGAGGGGAATTAACTGCCGACATATGTTCTTTCCATTCATCGAGGGAGTCAACGAAAACAACCAACCGCAGTACAGTGATGCGGAAATGGAACATAACCGTGAATTAAGGCAAAAGCATCGTTATCATGAGCGACAAATTAGAAAGGCTAAACAGTCGCTTAAAATAGCTGAAACAACAGGCGATGAAGCGTCCATATTACGCTATAAAAAGCTTGTTAGGAACAGACAGGCTAGTATGAGGGGTTTCATTAATGCCAGTGGTAGAACAAGAGAATATAACAGAGAGAGGGTGATTTCATGAGTAAGAAAACCATCAACGAAGATGAATTTATAGAGGATTTCTATGACAACGTTAATTTCAAACCAGAAGGTAGCGTATAGAGAGGGTGATTAGGTGAGGTTATGGTCATTACTTTTATTAACTAGCATGATTATGTTCTTCAATATACAGCCATGTGTTGAGAACGACCCTATAAGAACGCATGACTGGAAGTTAATATGTTAGGTTTCGTCTTTAAGCAACAAACGATATAAACAGGCTTATTTATTTTGCCCTAAACACTGATTTAACAACGTTTATATGGTATAATGAAGGTGTAGGCTAGGGTAGCACCCGAAAGGAAAGCGCCCACTTTCCTGCCTATAAATATTAAATGGGGATTATCTGGGGAGGTAATCAATATTAATAAATTAATCGATATGACTGGAAGAAAATTTGGGAGGCTCCTTGTTATTGAGAGAGGAGACAATATTGGGAGTAGAGCGGCCTGGGTATGCTCGTGCGATTGTGGGAAGAGAAAAACCATCGAAGGTAAAAGCTTGCGTAAAGGTGCAACTAAATCCTGTGGTTGTCTGCAAAAGGAGCTAACCAGTAAAAGGTTTTTAAAACACGGAGAAGCTGACAAGACCAGCCTTTATGGTGTTTGGTGCACTTTAAAACAAAGGTGTAATACAGAAACTTCTGATTCTTATCATTACTATGGGGGCAGAGGAATAAAGCTATATGAACCATGGAATAAATTCGAAAACTTTAAGGCTTGGTCGCTGAACAGCGGTTATAAAGAAGGGTTAACCATCGAGAGAAGGAATGTAAATGGAAATTATGAACCTTCTAATTGCGAATGGATTCCAGCTATAGATCAAGCTACTAACAAGCGTACATCAATAATCATAAAAGCTTTCGGAGAAAGGAAAGTTTTATCAGAATGGGCAAGAGATAAAAGGTGCGTTGTTGGTTATCAAACTCTATACCATAGAGTAAAGAAAATGAAGTTGAAACCAGAGGACGCTATAACAAAATCATATGAAGAATTAAGGAAAGCATCTACAAATAAGTAGGTGCTTTTATTTCGTCTTTTTAGCACTTGCAGACGTTAAAGAACAAGGCGGTTCGAGTTCGTAACTCGTAAATAAACGTAACCAAATGGAGGTAATGAATCATGAATAGAGAGCTTTTAGAAGGTTTAGGTTTGGAAAAAGAAACGGTCGACAAGGTGATGAAGGAACATGGGAAAACCTTGAACGACACGAAAGAAAAAGCTGATAAAGTGGGGGGTCTTGAAAATCAGATTGAAGATTATAAGCAACAATTGACCGAACGTGATGCTCAGCTGGAAGAATTAAAGAAGGTCGATGCAGAAGGCTTGCAAGCTAAAATTGATGAACTGCAACAAACTAACGAAACTCAAAAGACTGAGTATGAAAACCAATTAGAACAACAAGCATTTGAACACAAGCTAGAAAGCACATTGTCTAATGCAAAGGTAAAGAACACAAAAGCAGTTAAAGCGTTGTTAGATACCGAGAAAATTAAGCTCGATGGCGATAAGCTACTGAATCTCGATGATCAGTTAACGGGATTGAAAGAATCAGATCCTTATTTATTCGAGGAAGAAAAGAAACAAGAAGAACATAAACCTAACTTTACAACAGGTCAACATCAAAAAGGTGGTACAAGTACGAAGAGTATTGCAGATATGAGTTACCAAGAGTTAGCTGATTTAAAATCTAGCAATCCAACAAAGTTTGCTGAACTAACAAAATAAAATTAAAAGGATGATGAAACATGCCAGACTTAACAAAATTACAAAATCTTATTGATCCAGAGGTAATGGCGCCGATGATTTCTGCACAGTTGCCAAAGGCTATTAAATTCAGCGCTATTGCTCCAGTGGATAGCACACTGGAAGGACAACCAGGTTCGACTATCACTGTACCTAAATATAAGTACATTGGTGATGCAAAAGTTGTTGCTGAGGGTGAAGCGATTGATTACACAGCACTAGATACAGAAACAGAGAAGTACACAATCGAAAACGCGGGTAAAGGTGTGAAAATCACTGATGAAGCTGCTTTAAGTGGAAATGGTGATCCAGCGGGTGAAGCACA